AATGTAGAACGCCATAATGGGTTCTATTTAAATAAACTTGCTTAACAAAAGGAGTTATAATGACTAATAAAGCATTTTCAATTTTCAATCAATTAAGACCGGTAACCGTAGGGTTTGACAATATGTTTGACCACTTTGAAAGAATGGTAGATGACCATAATTTCAACGAAATGGTTGCTGTAAAATACCCACCATACAATATCGTAAAGACAGGTAGTTATACCTATGATATTCAACTAGCACTTGCTGGTTATGGTAAGAAGGATATAGATGTATCTTTTGAGGATAGTGTATTAACAGTTAAATCTGTCAAGGATACAGCCGAGAAAGAGGTTGAAGAAAACCAAGGCGTACTTCATAAAGGTATCGCCAAACGTATGTTTCAAAAGTCTTTTACAATCGCCGAAGATGTAGAAATCAAAGGTGCTGAACTGAAAGACGGTCTATTGAGTGTATCTATGGAAAGAGTTATTCCAGAACACAAGAAGGCTAGAACTATTAAAATTAAGTAGTTTAAAAGACCAGAGGCGAGGCAGCATTGACTTCCTCGCCTTTTTAGTATATACTACAAGTATGATTAATTTATATAATGACAAAGGAGTGAATATATGAACATAAGTGAAAACACCCTATCGGTGTTAAAAAACTTTTCAGATATTAACCAGAACATTTTGGTTAAACCTGGGAATAAGATTCAAACTATATCTACAATGAAAAACATCTTGGCAGAAGCAGAGGTGACGGAGAAGTTTGATAGTGAGTTTGCTATATATGACTTACCTGAATTTTTAAGAGCAGTTGATTTGTTTGAAAAACCTGCATTAAAATTTAATGGTGGTTCAAATGTAACTATAGCGTCTTCTAACAACAAACAAGCAATTAAATATTTCTTTGCTGATAAGTCAGTTATTGTTGCACCAACAAAAGCAATCAATATGCCAGATCAGTATGTATCTTTTACTTTAAAGAAAGATGATTTTGCTAGATTACAAAGAGCAATTACTACATTGAATTTACCAGATGTTGCCGTAGTAGGTGATGGTAAAAACATTAAGTTAGTTGCTACTGATAAGAAAAATAAATCTTCAAATGACTATTCTGAAGTAATCGGAGAAACTGATAAGAAGTTTAATGCTTACTTTAAAGCAGAAAACTTAAAGATTATTGGTGATGATTATGATGTAGAAATCTCACAACAAAAGATAAGTCATTTTGTTAACAGGAACAAACCTGTAAAATATTGGATCGCATTAGAACCTGACTCTGAATTTTAAGGAGTTAGACTATGGCGGATTTCTTATGGGTTGAGCAGTACCGACCTAAAACAATAGAGGACTGTATTCTACCAGAGCAAACTAAAAAGACATTTTTAGAATTTCTAAAGAAAAAAGAAATACCTAATATGTTGTTGTCAGGTACAGCAGGCACAGGTAAAACAACTGTTGCTCGTGCTTTATGTGAACAACTAAATGCTGATTATATCATAATCAATGGTTCAGATGAAGGTAGACAAATTGATACATTAAGAAACAAGATTAAAAACTTTGCTTCTACTGTATCTTTCAATACTGAATCTAAACATAAAGTAGTCATAATTGACGAGGCAGACTATATGAATGCTGAGTCAGTACAACCTGCTTTGCGTAATTTCATTGAAACATTTTATAAGAATTGTAGGTTTATATTAACTTGCAACTATCCTTATAAGTTTATTGAACCATTGAGAAGTAGATTTACACAAATAGATTTCAAAATAGTCAATGGTCAGAAAGTAAAGACAGCAACTGATTTACTTACTAGACTAGGTAAAATCCTTGATGAACAAAAGGTATCTTATGACAAAAAGGTACTTGCTGAATTGATTCAAAAGTATTATCCAGACTTCAGAAAGACTATTAATGAACTACAAAGATATTCAGTAAATGGTAAAATTGATAGTGGTATCTTCTACAATCAAAAAGAGGCAGATATAAAAAGTTTATTTGCGTCTTTAAAGAAGAAAGACTTTAACGAAACTAGAAAGTGGGTAGTCAACAACTTGTCTGTAGCACCTGCTGACCTGTTTAGGATTATCTATGACTCGTCTAAAGAATATTTACATCCACAATCTGTGCCTCAAGCAATACTTTTATTAGCAGGATACCAATATAAATCGGCATTTGTAGCAGACCAAGAGATAAATATGGTTGCTTGCTTGACAGAAATAATGGCAACTTGCAAATTTAAATAAATTATTAAAGAGGATACAATGGCACGAAGAACATTTTGGCGTAAAGCGATAGTCAAATTGCGAATGTGGTATGCAGATATACGAGGACATCACGGTAAAAGATATAATTATGAACCAGGTGATTGGTATATGGGCAGACATAACAGACGCAACAAATAATGGCATACGAATTAAAAGAATACTTGAAAGCGATTAATGAGTCCAAAGAGGACTTGATGAAATCAGATGAAACTTGGATTAAGAAATATCCAGCATACATCATTAATCGTTGTTTATCTATGTTTTGGGATACTCTACCTCAAGCAAACGAAATGAATGGTTATCACTTCCTAAGTAATCAGGTTCAGTTTCAATTTTTAATAAATAGTGTAAGAAAGAAAAAACGATTTGGTGGTCGCTGGTTAAAGCAATCCAAATTAGCTTCTTTAGAGTATGTAAAAGAGTATTACGGATACAGCAATGAGAAGGCTAAAGACGCTCTCAATATACTTACACAAAAACAAATTGAAGATATTAAAGAATCCTTGAGAAAAGGTGGGAGAAAAAAATGAGTGAAGAAATACAATGGTCGCCTGAAAGTATGTTAGAAGTAACTATCAAACAACCAGATGACTTTTTAAAAGTAAGAGAAACTTTGACAAGAATCGGCGTTGCAAGTAGAAAAGACAAAACACTATTTCAATCGTGTCATATATTACACAAACAAGGTAAATATTACATAGTACATTTTAAAGAACTTTTTGCTTTAGATGGCAAGAAGGCAACTTTAGTTGAAAACGATATACAAAGAAGAAACACAATCGCTATTTTATTACAAGACTGGAACCTAATTGATATAGTTAATAAAGACGAGGCAGATAACAAAGCGCCTTTAAGTCAGATAAAAGTATTACCATTTAAAGAGAAAAAAGAATGGAATTTATCAGCTAAATATAATATAGGAAAAAAGGTTACAACAGATAGCGACAATGCAGATACCAAATTTTAAAGAATTTTTTGTAGAACAAGATTTAGAGCGTAAGCAGAAACCTATATCTGTTGCTATTATTACAATAGCAGATTCAGATGATCCTAAAGAAAACACAACTGCCGATCTTATATCAAAAGCGTGTAAGAAAAAAGGCATAGAGTGTGTTATAGTCAATACTAAAACTACAATCATAACAGACAAAGACGAAGATAAAAATACATTAACAGTTTATAACTATGATGGTGACGGTGGTAAACACACTTTCGTAGGTAAAGATACCATTTGTATGGTAAGAGGTGGTGCATTGCAAGATGAAGGTGGTCTATCTTTAATATCTGCTTTTCAAAACTCACAAGCATTTATGATTAACACAAGAGCATCAATGCTTACTTGTGATAATAAATTAACTTCAGCATTATTGTTTGAAAAATTTGGTGTACCTACACCTAGAACTGCTTATGTTTCAAACGAGAAAAATTTAAAAACTGCATTAGATAAAATTGGTGGTAAGTTTCCTGTTATAATAAAAACACTAACAGGCACACAAGGTGTTGGCGTAATTAAAGTTGAAAGTTATGAAGGTCTTGTTGCAACTGTACAATCAATGTGGAAACTAGAAGCAGAAATGTTGATACAAGAATATATGAAAACAGATTTTGATGTAAGAACTTTTGTAGTAGATAACAAAATATTTGCAAGTACAAAAAGAACTCATAGTAGTTATGACTTTAGATCAAATACACATAGAGGTGCTGAAGCAGAACCATATAAATTGAGTGAAGAAGAAATAGAATTAGCATTAAAAACTGCTAGACTATCCAGAGCATATATGTGTGGTGTAGATCACATTGTTTACAAAGGCAAACCTTACGTGTTAGAAATAAACGGAAGTCCAGGGTCAGGTGCTGATTACGAAGGTTATCAGTACAAAGATTATTATTCTGATCCAGAACCATCAGGTAGAATAGACGGCGAAACTATGATGTCTTATGTAATTGATTGGGTAAAAGATAGAACTCATTGGGATAGACAATCACTTATAGAATGTGGTTGGTTAGAAACTATGGATGTAGATGAGATAGGAAAAGTTAGAGTTAAGTTTGATACAGGTAACGGTTCTGAAGCGTGTGCTTTACACGCAGATGAAATTATAGAATCAAAAGGCAAAATTGTAAAATGGAAATATGATGGTAAAATTTATACTAAACCTAAATTTGGAACAAGTAAAGTTTACAGATCAAATGCAACTAACGAACCATCTGAAATAAGACCTACAATAAAAATGGCACTTACATTTAATGGTTTTACATATCCAGATGTTGAAGTAGGATTAGATCAAAGACCTAGATCAGGTTCAGACCTATTAGTCAATAGAGATTTAATGCGACAGATGAATATTGCTGTCAATCCTAATAGAACCTTTGTCCTAAGCAAACGATTAAGACCTATTGAAAAAGAAGGAAAACAAGATAAAGTTGGATTTGAGAAAAAGTAGCTTGACAAATATATCAAAGTGTGATATAACTATACTATAACAATAAGGAGAAATAATGCAAGAAGTGAAAATATTAAGACTCTCTACTGGCGAAGATGTAATCGCTAAGGTAGGTGAGAACGATCAAGGAATTAGTCTAAAAAATCCTTTCGTAATAATACCTCAACAATCAGCACCAGGACAACCAATATCTTTAATGATGTCATTATACAATGCGTTTGGCAAAAGTGATACTGTTACAATTAGTAAAGATAAAATTGTTTTTCAAACTGATCCTAAAGAGGAAATATTAAAATCTTACGAACAAAATACAAGTAAGATATTAACACCTAAATCAAGTTTAATTACAGAAACAAGTATACCATCATTGAAGTGATAACAGTTTACTTTATACGGACTAACAACGAGAAAGTCTGTGTTGAAGTACCTGAAGGAACTACTTTAATGCAAGCAGCTCGTGAAGCAAAGTTGAGAGAGATACCTGCCGATTGTGGTGGTAACTGTGCTTGTGCTACTTGTCATATTCATTTAACAAATGCTTGGTCGCATTTACTACCTATTAAACAGAATGGGTTGGAACAATCTTTATTAGAATATGAAAAAGGTTATATTGAAGGTGTGAGTAGATTGAGTTGTCAAATACAATTGACAAAAGAATTAAATAATTTAACAGTAAGATTGAGAGATAATGAACTTTTATAAATCAGTAATAGAACATCACGGTAAACTTCTTGTTAGAGGCATACACGATGGACAAGAGTTTAAAGAAAAGATTGATTATAGTCCTACTCTTTATGCAATCTCACAAGAAGAAACAAAATTTAAAACACTTACAGGTCAATCATTAAAACCAATTCAATTCGGTAGTATTAAAAAAGCAAGAGATTTTAAAAGAAATTATAATACTGAAAATGCACCTATCTTTGGTATGGATCGTTATCAGTATCAATACATTGCAGACAATTATCCTGAAGATATAAAATGGTCAAAAGATCATATAAAAATATTCACACTTGATATAGAGTGTACTGCTGAAAATGGTTTTCCTGATATACAAAATCCAATAGAAGAACTATTAGCAATCACAGTTAAAAATCAATCTAATAAACAGATTATAACCTGGGGTACAGGTGAGTTTAAAACTGATAGAACAGATGTAACTTATATAAAATGTAGAAACGAAAAGTCCTTGATTATGGAGTTTATGAAATTCTGGATGAAAAACTATCCAGATGTAATCACAGGTTGGAATACAAAGTTTTTTGATTTACCTTATCTATGTAATAGAATTAAATTACTTACAGATGAGAAAGTCGTAAGAAGATTATCGCCTTGGAATTTAGTAGGTACGGAAGAAATAGTTGTAAGAGGCAGAACACAATTACATTATACTTTATATGGTATTGCAATGTTAGATTACCTTGACTTATATAAAAAGTTTATACCTGTTAGACAAGAAAGTTATAAGTTAGATCATATCGGTAAAGTAGAATTAGGTTTACCAAAAGACCCTAACCCTTATGATACATTTAGAGAATGGTATACAAAAGATTATCAATCGTTTATTGATTACAATATTAAAGATGTTGAGATTGTTGACCAACTAGAAGACAAATTAAAACTAATTGAATTAATCTTAAATATGTCCTATGAGGCAAAGATTAATTATCAGGATGTATTTTCACAAGTTAGATTTTGGGATACATTAATCTATAACTTCTTGCGTAAAGATAACATTGTTATTCCACCAAAAGAAGATAATATAAAAGATGAAAAGTATCCTGGTGCATATGTAAAAGACCCATTGGTCGGTATGCACGACTGGATTGTTTCGTTTGACATCAACTCACTATACCCACATTTGATTATGCAGTATAATATTTCTCCAGAAAAAATTATTGGTATGAAATCAAATGGTATTACGGTGAACAAGATGTTGAATGAATCAACGCCTCTAACATATCTTAAAACTGAAGGTGCAACGATAACACCCAATGGCGCATTATTCAAAACTGATAGTGAAGGTTTTTTACCTAAACTACTAGGCAAGATGTATAATGATCGTGTATATTATAAGAAAAAAATGTTAGAGGCGAAAAAAGAATACAACAAAACAAAAGAACCTAAACTACAAAATGAAATTGCTCGTTGTCATAATATACAATGGGCAAAGAAGATTGCCTTGAATAGTGCTTACGGTGCCATCGGCAATCAATACTTTAGATATTATGATGTAAGACAGGCAATGGCAATTACACTTGCAGGTCAATTTGTTATTCGTTTCATAGAGAAGAATGTAAATGAATATATGAATAAGATATTAAAGACACACGACAAGATAGATTATATTGTGGCGTCTGATACAGATTCAATTTATCTTACAATGAATAAACTTGTTGAACAAGTATGTAAAGATAAAACAAAAGATCAAACATTAAAGTTTCTAAACAAAGTTGTTGAAAGTAGAATAGAACCTTTCCTAGATAAGTGTTTTAAACAATTAGCAGAATATACTAACGCTTTTGAAAATAAAATGGTAATGAAACGAGAAGTAATTGCTGACAAGGGTATATGGACTGCTAAAAAAAGATATATGTTAAATGTATTAGATGAAGAAGGTATTACATTTGACGAACCTAAACTAAAGATTATGGGTATTGAGGCAGTTAAATCATCTACACCTGAATATTGTAGAACAAAAATTAAAGAAGCGATTAAGATTATAATGTCTAAACAAGAAAGTGATTTGCATAAATTTATTAAAGAAACTAAAGAAGAATTTTTAAATCTACCTGCTGAGGCAGTATCGTTTCCTAGAAGTTGTAATAATATGAAAAAATATCATAGTAGTTCCAGTGTGTTTATTAAAGGCACACCTATTCACGTGAAAGGTGCATTGATATATAATCAACAAATAAAAGAGTTTGGATTAGAAAAAAAATATCCTTTAATACAAGAAGGTGATAAAATTAAATTTGTTAAACTACTAGAGGCAAATCCATTTAAGTTTGATGTAATCAGTTATGTAACTGAACTACCTAAAGAATTTAAATTAAAAGATTATGTTGACTATGAGTTACAATTTCAAAAAACATTACTTGATCCTATTACATTTATTTTACAACCTATTGGTTGGACAACTGAACCAACAGCAAGTTTAGAGGCATTTTTTTAATGATAACTTCACTATTACTTTTATATTTTACAATCTTTGTATTCTTTCAATGGGGTCAAAGAATTGCTTTAACAAGAATTGATACAAAGGTATTTTTAATTATTATGTTAACGATATGGATATTGATAAAATAATTAACGCAGACAGCTTAGAACACTTAAAAACTTTAGATGATAACGTTTTTGATTCTTGTGTAACTGATCCACCATATCATTTACAATCTATAGCAAAAAGATTTACAAAAGGAACAGCTGCTAAACACGGTAAAGACGGCTCATTTAATAGATTGTCAAAAGGATTTATGGGACAAGAATGGGATGGTGGTGATATTGCTTTTCAAAAAGAATTTTGGGA